ATGGGAAAAGAGAACCAATCATTTAAACAGGTTATTCAATCTTATTTAGAGCAACGTGCAAAGAGAGATTCCCTCTTTGCCACCTCTTTTGCGAAGCAAAATAAGAATATAGATGAATGTTGCAATTACATTATAGGTGAAGCTAAAAAACGCGGTGGGAACGCTGTATTCATGTCTGACGATGAAGTATTCGGGCTTGCAGTTCATTACTACGATGAAGATGATATCAAAGTTAGTAAGCAAACCAATTATAAGGTATCAGCTGGAAATGTGAAAAAAGAAGCATCTACAGAACAACCAGAAATTAAAAAGCCTGCTTCTGCCCCTAATAAGCGTAAAGGGATGAAAAAGCAAATACCTTCCAGACAATTTTTATTATTTGAAGACTTATGAAGCCAAGAACGAAATTACAGCTTAGAGTAGCAGGTTTAAGTAGCCAGCTACCTAATATTGAGAATATGATGATTGACTGGGCTAAAAGCGATTGTTTAAAACATATAGGATATGCAACCAAGTCACGTGCTATATGTATGGAGTGCGGGCAGCGCTTCTCTCCAGAACTTGTAAAACGTAAGCGTGCTATTTGTCCTCATTGTGGTGCATCCTTGAAGATAGAACAGTCAAGGAAGCGTACAGACAAACAATCGATGTTTATTGCCAAAGCGGAAATTTGTGAAGAATTCCAAGTTATCCGAAGCTTTGAATTGATTGCTTACTATCAGGCAGAAGCGAATCCTCGTTATTTTATTCGTGAGATACTGCAACATTGGATAAAAGATGATGGCAACCGGGAGGTAGTAGCTCGTGCTAACAATACGGGACATTGTGGATGGTGTGGAGATTTGGAGATACGTAATAAAGTTGTTGGATCATATTATTACAGTTGTAGTAATGATGTTTATTGTGAACGCTATCATCCAGCCTCCGTCTTTAGACCTAAGTATATTCAAATGGGTATAGATTGTAAATTACGCGGTATGTCATTTCTTACTGCTACCAATATAATTCCCCATTCTCCCAAGGCTGAAACACTTCTAAAGGCAAGACGTTATGAATTAATAGATCATTTCGAGGGACACCGTTACAAGATTGATATGTATTGGCCGTCTATTAAAATTTGCCTTCGAAATAAATATCGGATTAAGGATGTTTCCATGTGGTTTGATTATCTGAAACTACTTGAACATTATCGTAAGGATCTGCATAACGCCCATTACGTTTGTCCTAAGAATCTAAAAAAAGCCCATGACTTGTATGTGGCGAGAAAGAAACGTGATGATGAAAAAGAACGCAAGGCTAAAGAAATGCAACAATTGCTTAAACTCAAGAAGGATGCAGAGAATTATATCAAAGAAAAATCGAAGTTCTTTGACCTAAAAATGTCTGATGGTAAAATAGTCGTAGTACCGCTCAAAAGTCTTGAAGAGTTTCAACAAGAAGGTGAAATCATGCACCATTGCGTCTTTACAAATAAATATTATAAAGAAAAGGATTCACTCATTCTTTCTGCTCGAATCGGCAAGAAACATATTGAGACCGTAGAGGTCAATTTAAAAACATTCAGTATTGTTCAGTCCCGTGGAGCCTGCAATAGTAATACCGAGTACCATAACCGTATTATCGGACTCGTGAAAAAAAATATGAACTTAATACGTCAGAAACTGACGGCATAGCATACAATGACCTATATAGATTATATAAACCAATTTTGGAAGATGAATCGAAGTGTAGAATTCAGCCCGAACGAAGTCTTTTTGTACTTCTATCTCTTGAATGAGTGCAATATTCGGGGTTGGCAGAATCCGTTTGAGCATCCCAACAAGACTATCGTCCTCGCAACCGGTATATCAGAGAAAACCGTCATTGAAGTTAGGAACAGATTGCAGCAAAAAGGTTTAATAACCTTCGAATCGGGTAAGAAGAATGCGAAATCGCCAGTTTATTACTTACTTGACGAAAGTAAAACGGTAAGTAAAGAGGTAAGTAAAAGAGTAAGTAAAAGAGTAAGTAAAAGAGTAAGTAAAACGGTAAACATTAATAATAAGACTAAAGACAATAAGACTATAACTCTCTCACGCGCATGCGTGGGAGAGCTGTTTCCGGAAGATAGTTTTTTCGATAAGTCTTTAGAAGAATGCTATCAGGAACTGAAATCTAATCAGTCATGGGCGGAAACTGTAACGATGAATACTCGTTCTTCCGGCAACCCTGACTTCACGCTAGAAACCTTTTATGGGTATCTGGAGAAGTTTTTTATGAAATTGCAAAATGAGGGGGAAACAGCGAAGTCACCTAAAGATGCGATGTCTCACTTTGCCCGATGGTTAATATTTGAACTTAAAAACAAGAAAGATGAACGGAGAACTAATAAAAACAGGACTGCAGGCGGTACTAAGCCCGTTGCAGATAGTCCGGGAGACAGCAGTAATCCGAAAGGAACTAACCCCGATCCAGCAAGCCTTACAAACTGGATCGACGGCCTCTCAATTGGTCGCTGAATGGAGTGGAACAGTCGCGCAGTTGAACTGTAATGTTTCATTGTCTGACGTGGCTAATGCAGAGAATATACCTACTTTGACAGATGTAAACAGGAGTTTTAGCAACTCGATATCGGTAGAAATCATCACTGAACATTTGAAGTCAGTGTTGAGATATGCCGGTGTAGAGTTAACCAATGCCCAACTAGCGGAAACAGCCTTGTCGATACTATCCAGCTACTGGTATCTGAATTTAGCCGAGTTATGCATTTTCTTCTCCCAGCTAAAAAATGGCAGCCGAGGACAATTTGTATGGGGGACGAAAATCAACAATCAAGCTATCATGGTAGCGCTTGCCGATTTTTGCAAAGACAGACGCCGTGAGATTGAGCATAGAGAAAATGAACTTGCACGAAAAAAGGCTGAAACTGGCTATGCGCGTAACGAGAACTTGATTAAAGATATCGTTACGGGAGTTCAAAATACCAGAAGAGGACGAGAAAAAGCAAAACAGGATTTCAAGACCTTCTGTGAGCTATTTCCATATCTGCCTGATAAGTATGAGCCCAAGGTACTTTGGAAAGCATGGGGAGGCAATAAAGAGGCTCTACGTAAGATTTACGGTGAAAGTACTCCTCCCCCTGATGTAGCCGAAATGGATATCGGGATGTATTTGTGTAATTACAACATTGCCAAGGGTAAAGAGTTGGAAAAATAAATGCGGCCGGCGTACCACCACCGACCGCTTTCATAAGCATAAAGCTTTATATTGCTATTAGGAACAGCAAATATATAAAATCTTTATGCATATGGCAAGTGAAGCAGTAAATAATTACATAACTAAGCGCTACGAGCGATGGCTTGATTACTCTTTGTATCATTGTGGGCTTGCTGGTATTTCAGACGAGGCAACAGATGTCCTAAATGAGGTCATATGCTCGCTCCTTCAGAAACAAAGCAAGCTACTTGATAAATTACTCGACACAAAGAAAAATGGCTATACAGAGCTTGATTTCTTTGTTTTGAAGATGATAAAGTTGAACGCATCCTCTCCTACTTCACAGTACCGAAGTAGATACAAACCTTTACCAGTGGATGATAATGTAGATTATTCGAGGCTTGATATCGAGGATATTCCAGATGATTCAGTAGATCGAAATGCTGAAATATTAGACAGGCTGCATTTAGTAAGAGATACATTTGAAAGCTTGGAACTCGGAGATTTAGCCGCACAAGTGTTTGAGTTTCATTTCTTCCAAGATGGAAATTTCTCTGAATGGGAAGGCCCGGAGACATTAAAGCAGCTATATGAGATATATAACGGAGTACAAGAACTTATAAGAAAGAAAATTAATGGAAGTTCATTGTTTTAATTTGTAATATTATTACTTTTGAAAGAAAAATAATATGGAGATGAATACAGAAGAAAACATGATTCCAATCGAACCTTATCTTAAGGACTTTAAACAATATCTTGATGCTAATTCAAGATGTATATTATCTGCTAAGTTTGGTAATGGGAAAAGCTACTTTATTAGGAGTTTTATTAAAGAATATTCAGATGATTATCTGTTTATTCCAATATATCCTGTAAATTATCAAGTAATGGATAATAAAGACATATTTGAATTGATAAAAAGGGATATATTAATTAAACTACTTTCAAGTGAGGAGATTAATATCAATGAAATAGAATTGAATACGGCTTCTTTATTCTATTACTTTTTCACAAATAACCAAGAAGATAAGCTTTTGGATATTTTGAGTATAATCCCAGATATAAACATCTATGGAATTGACATTAATATTAGCAATGTTATTAAAAAGCTCAAAGAAGTAAAGGATAAATTTGCAACATATAAAGAACAATTTAAGTCAATTGATAAAACATCAGAATTATATATCACCAAATTCGATTCTTTAAAAGGTTCAATATATGAATTTGATACTATTTCACAACTAATTTATGACATCATTCGAGAATTTAAAAAGAAGAATCCAACAAAAGAGGTTGCATTAATTATAGAAGATCTTGATAGAATAGATCCTGCCCACATTTTCAGGATGCTCAATGTTTTCTCTGCTCATTTTGATAGATATACTCCTGGACTGGTAGAATTTGATAAAACATGTGGAAATAACAAGTTTTGTTTAGATAAAATAGTCACTGTCTGCGATATTAATAATCTTGAAAATATATATTCCCATGTCTATGGAAAAAGTACAGATTTCATAGGATATATAAGTAAGTTTTCAAATAACAAAGAATATAATTATTCTTTAAAGGATAAAATAAAAGAATATATTATTAATACATTGTTAGACAAGAGCCTATTGAAATATCTAAAGATTTGCGACAATTTATCAGAAATAATTATGGCATCCATAGATAAAGAGAAGACGATAGAGAATAATTTGCGCATTATAAAGGAGCGCGTAAGTAAAATAAACAGTTTAATAAGAGTAAAAAGCATTGAGTTAAATCAAAAATTGTCGGGAATGTATATCACTTCTGATTCAGACTTTACTAAACTATTAGCTTTATTGAAAATATTTAAGCTCAACATTAATAGCTTAGCAATGGGCTATAACCACAGTGAGCTTATAAAAATAGTTGGGAAATACTGGGTACTAGCCCCCCTTTTCAACAACAATATTATATTTGAAGCTGATAAAAACAAAATAAATATCTTGTTTTATAAAGGAACAACATATGGAGTTGGAGATTGGCATCAATGTAATCCTATTTACAACTGCTGTAATGATAATCAAATTATTGATTTTGACCTATCTCATTGGAACACACAATCAACTGTTGCATCATTAATATTTAGTCAATTTAATAACATTGTAGACTATCTCAATAGAGAATTTATAATCTAGAACGAAACATTTTCAATATCGAATAATTATGAAAGGAAATAACCGAGGAATCTATATTTTAATTGAAATTCCTTGGTCATGGAAGAAAAAGAAAAAATTACAATTGATCCCCAGAACTATCGTATCCATGGGGACGAAAACAAGCGGCTTATCCACAAAAGCCTTGTTGAATGTGGAGCCGGTCGGTCCGTGTTGGCTGACCGGAATAGTGTGTTAATCGCTGGAAACGGTGTCTATGAGGAAGCTCAAAAGCTAGGACTCAAAGTACGGATTATCGAGTCCGATGGTAAAGAGTTAGTCGTTATTAAGCGTACCGACTTATCTACGGAAGATGAAAAAAGAAGGTTGCTTGCCTTAGCGGACAATCATACTTCCGACACTTCTCATTTTAACTTCTCTGCTATTGTTGAGGACATCGGCCTTGATAAGCTAGGTGACTGGAATCTGGATATTCCGAACTTCAACATCGATGAAGATAAATTAGATGATTTCTTTAGTGGAAGTACACAGCTGGTATCCAAGAAAGAAAAGGTTTTGATTTGTCCTTTCTGTGGTAAAAACGTGCACGAGAAGGAGGGAAAACATGATTAAAAAGGTCATAACACATAATCAAGTGATCGGATTTCACTCCTATCCGGATGCTCCCGCTTCGTGCGCATATCTATCGAAACGTCATCGGCATGTATTCATTATCAGTTGTGAGTTCAAAGTGTCACACAATAACAGGGAAATCGAAATTAATACGATGCAAGAACAGCTTGCGGCCAATTTACAGGAAGAATTTGGGTCACCATGTGAGTTCGGTTCATTTTCGTGTGAAGATGTCGCCACGTGGCTTTTAAATCGTTTTCCAGAAATGTCGGAAGCTAAAGTACTGGAGGACGGTTTCGGTGGATCCATTATTCAAAGATAATCTGAAAGTCCATTTTGCCGGATGCGAGAACCTAGACAAGCTAACAGCGCTTCATTCTGTCGGAGTTAAATACTTCCTATTTACTTGCTATCCATTCGTAAAGCAGATACTGAATGGGAAACTTTCTAATAGGAATAGGAACAATATCATTCCTTCATTAGTATCTTCCCTTGGTGAACATGTAATCATGGATTCTGGGCTTTTTACTCTGATGTTTGGAGCTGATAAAGGAAAGCGAGACGAAGCATTCCTGTACACTTGGATGTTGAAGTTAGTTGATTTCGTGAAGGAAACGGGCTTCAAAGGTACATGTGTTGAAGTAGACTGTCAGAAGATCCTCTCTCCGGAAATGGCATGGTCTTTTAGAAAAGAAATGAAACGCCTTCTTCCCAATAACAGGATAATCAATGTCTTTCATTTGGAAGATGGAAAGGAAGGCCTAAATCGTATGATTGATTTCTCCGATTACATTGCGATAAGCGTTCCTGAATTAAGAATACACAAGAGTTGTACCTATAAAACAGATGTTGCTCATTTGACTAGGTATATCAAGCAAAGAAAGCCACAAATTGACATACATCTGTTAGGGTGTACCGAATCGAAGATGTTGAAAGAGAATAGCTTTTGCACAAGTGCTGATAGTACGACGTGGAGTGCAATCGTAAGATGGCCAAAATTGCCTTTTGTCATTAATGGAAAAAAGATACCGAAGTATATCGGAGATTTGGATGAATCTAAACTGTTGGAGTTTTATGCCGGAAATGTGGACCAGCTAATAACTAAATATAGATTCAACTCCTGTTCTAAACTCACGTTGGCAAAAGTATGTTTAGCAGGCGAGTTAAGCCTGCACGAATATGATTATTTATTAGGTAACCAAAGATGAAAATTATGTATACAGTAAAAAAGCGTATTGAGATTTCAGCTTCACATAGCTTGAAGCTATCCTACGAGAGTAAATGTCAGAACCTGCACGGGCACAATTGGATTATAATTGTTTGGTGCCAGGCAAAAGACCTGAATTCCGATGGAATGGTAATTGATTTCAGCCATATCAAACAAAAAATACAAGATAAGTTGGACCACAAGAATCTGAATGAGGTTCTTCCATTCAATACAACTGCGGAGAATATGGCAAAATGGATTTGCGGTCAGGTACCGGGATGTTTTAAAGTAATGGTACAAGAATCAGAAAATAATATTGCGTGGTATGAAAAAGATAAATGAGATTTTTTATAGTATTCAGGGAGAAGGTTATCGTACTGGTACTCCTGCTGTTTTCGTTCGTTTCTCCGGATGCAATTTGAAATGTCCCTTCTGTGATACACAACATTCTTCCGGAAGAGAAATGTCAGATGAGGAAATTATCAAAGAGATTTGCTTCTACCCTACCCGCTTCGTCGTTTTGACCGGTGGCGAGCCGGGATTGCAGGTAGATCGAGAATTTATCAATAAGCTCCATCAGGCAGGGAAGTTCGTTCAGATAGAGACAAACGGGACCGTCCCTATTCCAAGAAACATTGACTGGGTGACTTGTTCGCCTAAAGAAAGTAGCAAGGTTATTATAGTCAATCCTCATGAAATAAAGGTCGTATATACAGGACAGGACCTATCAGCCTATGAAGCAATGACAGCAGCCGTGTATTATCTACAACCATGCTCCTGCCAAAACACAGAAGAAGTTATTAACTACGTAAAAAAACACCCTAAATGGAAACTAAGTCTACAGACACAAAAGATATTGAATGTGCAGTAAGAACAATCTTATTGTACATTGGTGACAATCCGGAACGAGAAGGATTAAAAGGAACACCGGAACGTATTGTTAGAATGTGGAAAGAACTATTTCGCGGGTACGATCCAGAACAGGCGCCGAAAGTAACAATTTTCCCAAATGGTAAAGATGGATTATCCTTTAATAGCATAGTAGCAGACTCTGGTACCTACTACTCAATGTGCGAGCACCACATGATGCCTTTCTTCGGAAAGTATTGGTTTGCCTATATTCCTAATCCGGAAGGAAGCATATTAGGTATCTCAAAGATTGGCCGTGTTATCGATTATTGTGCAGCCCGTTTACAGGTACAGGAGAGATTAGCTCAAGACGTCGTTATGATGATAGTGGATGCACTCGGAAAAGAACACCCACCGCTAGCTGTTGGAATAATTATGGAGGGTGAACATCTCTGCAAATCGATGCGCGGTGTGAAAAAAGCAGGAAAAATGCATTCTTCTTTCTATTTTGATAATGGAAAGTTGCCTGAATTGAGGGCTGAATTATCACAGTTTGTTAGTTATGGTTAATTTATGACAGAGAAGAAGAATCCGGCTGAAAAGAAAAAAAGAGGGCGTAAATCGGAATACAGAATAGAGTTCTCCGATCAGGCCCTAAAGCTTTGTTTGTTGGGTGCAACGGATAAAGAGCTAGCCGAATTCTTCTCTGTTTCCGAACAAACATTGAACAAATGGAAAAAGGACTATCCCGAATTTCTTGAGTCCCTAAAAAAGGGAAAGAATATTGCAGATGCTAACGTTGCATCCCGTCTTTATAATCGTGCTATTGGCTATGACTGTAAGGCGACAAAATTTGCAACATCCGAAGGAAGAATAACAGACTCAAAAGAATATATTGAGCATTACCCACCTGATACGACAGCTGCAATCTTTTGGCTAAAGAACCGGCAGCCGGAGAAATGGCGTGATCGCAAAGAGATTGACGCAAATGTGAATCTTAGCGATGAACTAGAATCAATGACAGATGAACAATTAACAGCTATCGTACGTGGCGAAAAAGAGTGAGAGAGAAATATTACTTAGGCGAGCGAAAGCAGCGACTATACTTCGTAAGCGTGAAGCCCGGAATGATTTCTGGGCTTTCTGCTTATACTACGACCCTAAGTTCTTCGCCAAACGTCTGTTTCTGAAAAGAATTGCAGAAGCATTTATGCGTGTATATTCATCGTACTTAGCGAATATTATCTACCGCCTTGCTGTCAGTATGCCGCCACGTGCCGGTAAGTCTTATATTTCCTCATTATTTATAGCCTGGATGTACGGTCACTTCCCGGAAGAATCTGTAATGCGTAACTGTTGCTCTGATACTCTTTACAATAAGCTGTCATACGATACCCGTGATATTGTAAAATCTAAGCGTTACAAAGAGATATTCCCTGATATTCATCTGAAAGGTGATAAACAGAATGTGAAGAGCTGGAATGTGGAAGGCGCTCGCCAGGTATCTTATTTCGGTGGCGGTGTTGGCGGTACCGTGATCGGCTTCGGTGCGTCTATGCTCGCCATGACCGACGACTTATACAAGAGCCTGGAAGATGCATTATCCGACAATAATAACGAGAAGGTATGGTCTTGGAAACAAGGTACACACGATTCCCGTATTGAAGGAAGCTGCTGCATGATCGACATCGGTACACGCTGGTCTTCTAATGATGTCCTCGGACGCATGGAAGAAGCCGGCAAGTACAATGAAATCATTCGTATTGCTGCGCTGGATGAGAACGACGCAACTTTCTGCGCCGATGTACATACTACAGAATATTACAAGGAATTGCGTTCTGAAACAGATGAAAGTATCTGGATGGCCGAGTATATGCAGGAGCCGTTTGAAGCCAAAGGTTTACTGTTCCCTAAATCTTCTCTTATGCGCTTTAAGAGTATTGATATTGCAGGAAAGAAAGCTGATGGTGTAATCGGTGGCTGTGATACTGCAGATAAAGGAGATGACGATTTCTGTGCACCATTCGCAAAAGTATTCGGTCCAAAATACTTTATCACTGATGTTCTTTTCACCAAAGATCCTGTAGAAATAACAGAGCCTCGCTTGGCGCAAATGGTTATAGATACGGGATGCGATCAAATGCGTATTGAGTCAAACAACGGTGGACGCATATTTGCTATCCATGTCCGTAAGATGGTAATAGAACAAAAGAAAGCATGTGAAATACAGGCTCGTCCTACAACACAACACAAACCTACACGTATCATCATGAAAGCTGGATGGATAAAGAAACATTGCGCTTTCCTTGATGAATCAGAGTACGCCAAAGGTTCAGACTACGGTCGTTTCATGAAAGCTCTTACCAGTTACAAGCGCGAGGGTGATAACGCTCATGACGATGCTCCGGATGGCATGACAATCCTTGCAGAGTTTGCTGAAGCAATCGGTCTAAACCTCAAAAAGCAAACCCGCAAGGTGGGCCGCGGATAATTCTCGTTTTCATTATTAACAAAAAAGTGTTGTTATTACATCATATAGCCATCCAATCGTTGAGCATCCTTTAGCTTGCTCTTGATACATGCAATATACAACATGGTTAATAACTTGCAGAATATAACATTCTACTTTGCCAATCACTGAATACAATTGATTTGTTTTCATTGCTTCTATTATTAAAATTAAGAATAGAGCTTTTCAGTGTGACTGGTTTCAAGAAAACCTAATCCACCCAAAAGCGTGATTGGCTTCTGCTTCTGCGAAATACGTATAAATTTAGTGAACTTAAAAAGACAACATTAAAGCATTCTCACAACTAAGTGATTATCAACGAAATAAGATTCATCAGCTGTAGAAACGATATCTTTTTCAGCACTTTTCCGGCACTTTTACCGCCAAAAAAGGACAAAACAATGCACTTGGTCGGTGATTTTTTTCTGAACATATATTTTAAGAGAAAAGTATATGCCAGATATTAAGGATATTCTAAAAAATGAAGACTTCGGAAGCATAGTAGGTGATTTATGCGTTGATACACGCGAGAACCGCAATCCTCGCGAGTATATGGAAGAATACGATGGCGACAGGACTCGACGTAAAGAATCTGTCGGATATCGCGAACCGAAGAAGATCGCTGTATATTCAGAGACAGAAAAAGAGGTTGATCCCGATACTGGAGAAGAAAAGCCAAGAAGACTAGAGGATAAAACTGTAGAAGTCGCTCAAATTGTGACTAATCTACCAAAGAAGATAGTTCGTACCTCTGTTGCCTTTTTGTTTGGTGGTGAAATGACTATCACAGCCGAAGACCCCAATAACGGTTTTACCGAGTTTAAGAATATCTATAAGCGTAAACTCAAGATGCAATCAGTATTGAAGGAGTTTGCTCGCAAGGTATTATCTGAAACCAAAGCTGCTATTGTTTTCTATCCGGTTACCCGGGATGATGGTAAAAGCCAGCTAAAGGTTAAAATCCTCTCTACTCCTAAAGATGGCAATGTCGAATGTGAATTCTATCCACATTTTGATGAAGACGACGATATGGACGGCTTTCTCTATAAATACAATGCAGAGGTTAATGGTCGTACTTGCGAATGCGTGAAGATATACACGAAAGATACTATCTACTCCGGTGTTATGGATGGTGTTTGGCTTGTAAAAAAGACAAAAAACCTCTTTGGCAAAATTCCGGTAGTATATGCCGAGGTCGATTGTCCTGATTGGGACGATGTTGCTAATTTGATGGATAAAAAAGAGATGAGACTTTCCCGTTTGTCCGATACGAACGATTACTTCTCTGAACCAATTCTAAAAACCTATGGCCTTGCAAACTTACCTAGTAAAGAAACTGTAGGCAAAGAATTGAATTTCGGAATGGAAGTAGACCCTGATACCGGTACATCATATCACGGTGATGCAGATTATTTAGCGTGGCAACAGTCCTGCGAATCCGTAACACTTGAACTTAACCAATTGGACGACGCCATACACTCTGGAGCTTCCAGTCCTGATTTATCAATGAATAAGTTAATGGGATTAGGTAATTTAAGCGGAACATCTCGCCGATTTATGCTGATTGACGCGGAAATTAAAGCCAGTGAGCAGATGGAAATCTTCGGCCCTGCAGTTCAACGTACTGTGTCAATAGTTCAAGCAGGAATGGCTAACATCACGCATACGAAGTATGCATCGCAGCTAAACGATAACTATATTGAAGTCGAATTCGGCAGCATTCTTCCTCAAGACCTGGCTGAAGAACTCAAGAACCTTGAAACAGCCTCTCAATTCAATAGCAAGGAGACGATTATAAAGAATTCACCATATACGGATGATGTTGAAAAAGAGCTAGCCTGCAAGAAACAAGATGAGAAAGATACCGCTCAAAACAATTCATTCATAGGAGCTACACTTTAACTATGCCTGAACTTTCCTTCTACGATAAACAGCATATACAGAAAGTTGCTGCACAACAGGCTGTAATAGCCAATATCTTTAATCAGTTTATACTTTCTGTTTCCCCGTATCTCCGCATGTGGGATGATGCGGGGAAAAATAACGTATGGCTACGTAATCAGGGAATAGAGAACGCGGTTGACCGAGAACTGCTGAATCTTGAATCAATGCTATATGCTAATATCTCTGCATTTCAAAAGGACGGTTGGGAACGAGCAGAAAGAAAGAATGATGATTTTATTTCCCAGTTCATCAAGGGAATGTCTATTTCCAGTGCAACGAAAGATGGAATGTTTTCCCATAGTCTATCTGCATTTGAAGCTCTAAAAAATGATATAGACGCTAACGGATTCAAATTATCTGATAGGGTCTGGAATATTACACAGCAGACAAAATCGCAACTCGAATTCTATCTTGATAGTGGCGTAGTTGCCGGACGTAATTCAAACGGAATCAGTAGTGATATACGGCAAATTTTGCAAAATCCCCAAAAACGCTTTCGCAGGATCCGGAATGAGAAAGGCGAATTAGTTTTGTCTCAACCGATGAAAGATTACCACCCAGGACAAGGCGTTTATCGTTCTGCATATAAGAACGCTCTCCGGACATCTGCAACAACGACGAACACAGCTTACCGGAGTGCAGACTATGAACGTTGGAGCAAACAAGACTTCATATTAGGTATTGAGATACATCGCTCGGCCAATAATCGAGGACCGTGCAAGATCTGTGATGCGATGGTAGGTAAATATCCGAAAACGTTCAAGTTTACAGGCTTTCATCCTTTTTGTATCTGCTTTGCCACTCCTATCACCATGGAGCCGGAAAATTTTGCTGATTTCCTGCTGAATGACACAGTTCCGAAAGAGCAGGTTATTACAGACATTCCCCAGGGAGCAAAGGATTTCGTCATCGAGAATAAAGATGGATTGCAATCGGCTTTCTGGTACAAGGATAACTTTACCAATGATGGAGGACTACAAAGAGAAATATTTTCCCAACCTATTACGAATGAAGTTATAAAGGTTTCTAAACCTAAACGTATCAAGACTGATTCTGAAATTGCAAATATTAAACAAAAATGGAATGAGCGAAAACTCTATAACAAAATAACCAACACAGAGAATGAAATACGCCTGAATAAAAGCTTTGAGACAGGAGTCTTATTTGACAGGAATGGTAATGTTGTAATCGATAAGCGCGGAGCCAAATATAGTGTTGCGTTTACGGATGAAGAATGTGCAAAGATGAAAGATTGCGTTTTCACACATAATCACCCAAGAGGCTGGCAAGAACCAGAAAAGAGTTTGGGACGAATAGGTAACTCATTCAGTCCGGCTGATATGTATCTTGCAATAGCTCATAATGTATCAGAAATGAGAGCTGTAACACCTAATTATACATTCGCTATGAAACGTCCCGAAGAAGGATGGGGAATTACAATTAGTAAATTCGAAAAGCTAGTGAATCGGGAGAATAACAAACTAAGAGTAGAGTTTACTGCTAGAATCAATAATAATACACTATCCCCAACAATGGCTTCAGTGGTCCATTATCATATATTATGGAAACGGATATCTGAAAAAATGGGATGGAATTATACAAAAGCGAAAACTCGTTAATTGGATTCTTTTAGGAAGACGAACTCCCCTTTTTGGTCGCTTTCTCTTTTGTCATGTACCTGTGAACCATCAAGGTACTTAACAGGAATGCCATTAGGGTATGCCGGGCATTTTAATTTATCAAAATTAAAATGCTTGCATTGTGTACACTTAGATATATACACATTGTAATATTCGTGTCTATCTTCTATATAATCCATTTTATACTTTGACATAATTACAAATATATGCATTTGATTCTGAAATAAAATATATAAGCAGGAAAAATTTACTCCCCTTATATTTTAATAGAAAATCGTTATGACAATCATTGATGCTATTAAAAAGGGCTTGAAAGCCGCAGGTGTAAACGAAAAGTACGCTGTAAAGGTTCAGAAACTCTTCAAAATCGAAAAGGAGGAGGATATTGATACTTATATTGCCTTGTTCAAAGACAATATTCTTCCTGATCTTGAAAGCACATCCGCAATAGAAAAAGCAAAAAAGGATGCTATTGCCGAGTATGAAAAGAACAATGGTTTAAAGGATGGTAAACCTATCAAATCGGCTAAAAAGACTAAGAAAACAGTAAAATCCGATGACGATGATGAAAAAGACGATGATGAAGACTTCGAAGATTTGCCCGCATCTGTAGTTAAGCTATTGAAAGCCCAACAGAAGCAAATCTCCGAGTTGACCGCATCGGTATCTTCTGTCGTATCAACAGTCACAACTTCCACGAAACAGGCATCAGCCAGAACACTATTTGCAGATGCAAAACTGCCTGAAAAGTGGTTTAACCGTATTGATGTCAATTCTGAAACTTCTGTTGAAGATCAGATTAAAGAGTTGCAAGAAGAATACGCTGAAATCAGACAGTCGGTAATAGATGATGAGGTTGCCGGTGGTGATTACAAGCCTAATTCCTACAAGCCCAAAGAACGTTCAGAGAAAGAATGGCTGGAACTAATGGAGGACGAGGAAGGTGTTAATAACGGGACTGCCAGCCTTGGACTTGAAGAATAATAATTAATAATTAAAAGCTATGTTCAGAAAAAAGCAAAGTGAATTTCAGTATGCCCCCGGAATCGAAAAGATTATCGAGGACATTCAGGGCGGTGGAACTATTGCCCGTGCGGAACTGAAGGGAATCATTGATGAACTTCCTCCGCTTGTTATGGTGGGTAAGGACGCTAACGGTCTTTATCATATTGTTAAGACTGGAAGAGTTACGGCTGTAGCTGCTGCCGATGCGGTGGCTATTCAGGTAGCAAAGAATCATGTGTTTAAAGTTGGGGAAGCGGTTACAATCGGCGGTGCTTTAACTGGGGCTTCCGATGTAATCTCCGCAATCGACAAGACCGCCCCGGCCTATGACACAATAACTCTTGCTGGTCCGATTGGGGCTGTGAAAGTAGATGATGTGTTAGTACTTGTAACTGCTAAAGCTGCTGCCAAAGCTGCAAAGTTCAAGTATACCCCGGAGGTTATCACCATGAACAAGGTTGATGTGACCGTAGCTAACCAGCAGTCAGGTCTCTTGGTGCGTGGTACTGTTAATGAAGCAGTAATGCCCTACCCTGTTGATGATGCTATTAAAGCGTTGCTTCATTTTATCCGTTTTGTGTAATCCATTAATTCATAACTATATATGGAAAGAAGTTTAATTAAACAAGTGAACCGTAAGAATATGGGTGCCCGCCTTAACTCGCGTAAGGTTAAGCCGGTGTTTTTCCCTAATTTCTTCGGTGTAAAGCAGAAGAACTCTCTGAAATGGGAGACTCTTACAGGTGAGAAAGGTGCACCGGTTATCGCTGACGTTATTTCATTCGATTCTTCCGCACCTCAAAAGAAACGTGAAGTTATCGGTAAGATGTCAGGTGATATTCCTAAGACTGCTGTAAAACGCGGTATGAACGAAAGTGATTGGAATGAATACCAGCAACTTAGCAGGGATTGTGAAGGTGATTCGGATTTGAAATCTATTCTTGACCTTGCGTTCAAAGATCAGGATTTTGTATATAATGCTGTTCGCGGTCGTTTTGAATGGTGGTGTATGCAGTTGATGTCCAAAGGTGGATTCATTCTCAATTCAAGCAATAACAATGGTATTGTTACCGAAGAATTTGTAGGCTGTGGTATGCCTAATGAAAACAAGAAAGTTGCTGCTGTGGATTGGTCTAAGTCTACAACGGCCGACGGCTTGCAGGATATTGAAGATACCGTAGTTGCCGCTTCTGCCGAAGGTGTTACTATCAAATATGTAGTGATGCGCAAAGATAGATTTGCTCTATTGAAGAAACAGAAGGCTGTTATCGAAAAGGTTAGGGGCTGGATTAATCAGAAAGAAAAGCTGACTATCTCCAAGAAAGTTATCAATGAGTATCTTGCTGCCCAAGAGAATACGGAAGGTGTTCAGATCGTTCTTGTAAGTCCATCCGTTCGTATTGAGAATGCCGCTCATCAACGTACTACAGTAAATCCATGGGAAGCTGCCAATATTTGTTTCTTGGAAGATTTGCAGTGTGGCGACGTTCAGCATGGACCTATTGCAGCAGAACACTCTGTCGAGTACAAGAAGAAAGCTTCCACGCTGAAAAAAGACTTTGTTTTTATCAGCAAGTGGTCTGAACTGGAACCGTTCAAAGAGTGGACTAAAGCGGAAGCTAACGCAATTCCAGTAATCAATGACCCTGATGCAATGTACATCATGAAAACTGATGGCCAGGCATGGACGGAAGGTGAAGATACTGAAAAAACAGACGAAGAGGGTTATTAATCATCTATTATGGCAACAATCAGAGAAACAATACTGGAATATCCCTCCATTGAGGATATGGAAGGCTTCTTGGATAAGGTAGTCTTCGTTAAGCGGGGTATCAACTCCGAAACAGAATGTACTGCTGAAAGCATGAAGCAAGTCGGTCTTTGTGTCGCTGATACTTATGCCATGATGGTAAACTCACCGGATTTCAGTGAAAACAAGCTTTCTATCACTCATCCTCGTTCTTTTTATATTCAGACTGCAAAGCAACTGTATATAGAGAACGGGGAACCGGAGAAGGCGGCTAAACTTGGCAAGCGAATCATTATCAAAGGAAGGGCTGGTAACAGATGGTAAAACGATATCCACATACAGCGATAGTCACTATCGACGTTAACGGAAAGACAGTAAACGGTGAATGGGTTCCGGGGAAACCGATTGAAATATCCGTTCCTGGACGTTATGATCCTGTAAGTGATGGTACTGTTGTCTATAAACGTAATTCGGCTGGTGATGAAGCGCAAGTGCATGGTTATTTCTATACCAAAATTCAGCCTCAATCAGGTAGTAAGTTTTTGCGTTTGAAAGTCGCTTCCAAAGGTATTGACGTACCGATTATCTGTTGGGAACCTTATCAATCACATTCAATTATCAACGTATGAAAAACGGCATGACTCCCCTATTCACCTTTGATGAAATGGAACGCTGGTTCGACCATTTTCAAAGTAAGGCAGAAGATAAGATGCTTGTTTTCCTGCAAGCTGGAGGTGAAAAGTTTATCGAAGTGGCTCGTCGGAGTGGTTCATATAAAGACCAAACAGGTAACCTTAGAAGCTCTATTGGATATATAATAGCCAAAGATGGCGAAGTGGTTACAGAAAACTTTAAGGAGGGCGACAAAGGAACTGATAAGACAACCGGTAAGTATAAAGGTCGTAGGCTTGCAGAAGAAGTCTCACTGTCGTATACTGGTGGTTATGTATTGGTAGGTGTTGCAGGAATGGAATATGCGGCTGCCGTGGAAGCTAAAGGATATGAAGTCGTTTCAGGGGCTAATACGCAATGTGAGAAATATCTAAGAGATACATTGAAATCTGTTTTTAGAAAGATTTGATTATGGATGAATTCGACGCTGTAGATATAGTCTACGATGCTGTGATTACTGCAAAAACTAATGTTATGATTTACAAGGATGCATCGGAATCGGGTGTTACTAATGAACATATCGTTATCAATCACCTGCAATTGAATGAGCTCGACTTCATTAATAAAGTGCCTGTTAACGTCAATATCTTTGTCCCTTTGAATGAAAACGGCATGCCCCGACGTCAGCGCATGAAGGAACTTAGGCGTAAGGTTAGGAAATCGCTTGATTCAATCAATAGCAATGACGGTACATGTAAAGAAGTGACAGTTCTCTGGAGTGTTCCAATGCCGGACTTGAAAGAGGGCTTTGCTTGTACAAATATTAGATTAGAAATTTTAATAGATCAATAATTATGGCAGGAGAAGTAAGACCTATCGCTATGGGCGTAGGTAAAATTAAATTCGGAACAGTCGGTGACGGTGTTCCAGGAGCGGACCTCAAAGATTTTCCTCTTCCGACAAAAGGAAGTGTTGCATTTAACTTTGCAGATCCCAAGGAAGTGAAGATTGAAGTAGAAGGTAGTGAAGAACCCCTTTATGTTGAGCTGGTGAAAGATACGACAGATTATGTTGAGTTCTCCATCCCTACTCCATCCAATGAAGTCCTTAAAGAACTGGCAGGCGGTGAAGTAGATACAACAGGAGGAAAAAATATTTGGAAAAAGCCTATTAACACTCCCTCTATTTCAAAAACGTTCCAGTGCGAGACATTGCCTAAAGACGGAAAGAAAGTGGTTTATACCATCGTCAATGGCAAAATTGCCTCAAAGATTTCACAGGCTCCGGGATCAGAGCAGGCAGAGTTGTTACTTGTTCGTGTATATATGCAGTCTGCTATTACTGCAGAAGGTAAGAGACAGACCGCTTTCATGCGCGAAGTAGTTACCATTCTTGAAGGTGGAGAAGCTCCCGCAAATGCAGCGAATATCGAGGGCGGAGAAGCTGCCCCAAGTGCAGCTAAGAAATAACTAATTGGATTCCTGTATAGCTTAGTTGGTAAAAGCGCTACATTGGTTATGTAGATACCGGCGGTTCGAATCCGCCTACAGGAGCAAACTATTGAAGAATGGAGCCGAAAGTATTGAAAGTTAGTCGCGAATAACTGAATGTATTGCCTGGAAGTACAACGGGCTAGGCTCCTTGAGGAAATTATGAGTATAAAGAACTTATTTCAGCAAGAATCGGAATCCGTAACGGAGCAGCCTGTCAAGATTCCATTTGATTTTACTAACCGAGATTCTATTCCGAAAGGAAAGGATCCCGGTGATTGTATTGTAATAAAACCTATCACTGTCCGGACATGGTTTAGAATTCGTCCGCTTCTCCTTGAAATTGAAAAGGAAGATATTGATAAAATGATTGTTAAAGATGGTAAGCTGAATGCTGATTTTCCAGAATTGATGAATAAATATGGAGGACTACTTCTCGATGTCGTTTGCCTGGGCATTCATAACAAGCCTAGTGATCCGCCGGTATGGTTTAAAAACGCCCTCATTGACAATACGACATGGGAGGATATACGCATATTATTCAATGCAATCATATATCGCATAGGGTATCACCCTTTTTGTACCTCTATCACGATGCTTCGGAACGTGAGCCCGCTACGAGAGACGGAGATAATAGCCGCTCGGAAGAATCTGCAAAGCTGGAAGGATATAACCAAAGCAGATTCTTAGTTATTGCAAAGGAAGCTCTAGGATTAACGTTTAATCAAACGTTGGATAGTAGCTATGGATTAATAGAGATATTACTTCAGGAGTACTCATTTGTGATGAGACAGCGTAATAAGATGACTGACGAAGACGGAAATGTTGAAGGACGAGATTATGAGTGGGTAGAACTTCCGTCTTTTGATGACCCTAGTAAGACAGTCAGGATAAAGAAATATAACGATATTGCTGGAAAGGTCAAACGATAAGGTAATTTGCCATTGTGTTTATATATTAGGTTAACTGTTTTTTTATTAAATTGGTTTAGAGTATGTTTTCTAGTCCCTTGTATCTGTGAAGATATGGGGGATTATTTTTTAATCTCCTGAAGCTTCTGATTGAGAGATGCATTATCCCGCTGTAGATTCTCAATCAATCTTTTCTGATAAGCGAGCATCCCTTCAATTCTTCCTTCATCCTTGCCCTTCTTGTAAGCAGCATTGATTTCTTCTTCTGTGTAGTTCCTTTTATTCACTACAGATACGTTCTCATTTTCCTTGGTCATGGCGCTAATGAATAGTAATTTATATATTATAGAAAAAGGCTATCTCTCCCCTATTCTTTCCGACCAAGGAACATAATCTATTGCAACGCATTAGGATTATGTAGCAAAGGGAATTGATAGCCTATATTGTGATATAGTAGGCGAATCAACTCCCTAATACGTTGAAATAAAAATCGTTCCTTGGTCTTAGAACACTGCAAAGATGCTTATTCTTCTCGAAATAGCCAAATTTTACCTCCTCTTTATATTTTAAGAATAAATGCTATATGGGTATTCAGAATAAAGATGGTGCGTTATATTTCGCTACAGGTATAGATAATTCAGGGCTATATTCCGGGCGTCAAGAAGCGATGGGAATCATAAAGGCAATGGCCGGTGAAATTACCGCTTTTGATGTATTCGGAGGGATTGGCATTAGTGCGGGGATCGCTTTTACTCAAGCAGCCAAAGAAGCATATAACTTCGAAAAGCAGTTCCAGCAAAGCATGAAAGAAGTTGCTACTCTTTCAAGCGGGATAAAAGGCAGTCTTACCGATTTTATGAATAGCGTTATTGATATGACTAGAGAGGTTCCAGTCGGAGCCGTAGAGTCAGCGAAAGCACTATATCAGATTGTATCTGCAGGACATGATGGAGCGGATGCTATGAATATTCTAAAAGTATCTGCTAAGGCTGCTATCGGCGACGTTACAGAAACGGCTACTTCGGCAGATGCTATCACTACAATTCTTAATGCATATAAAAAAGGAGCTTCTGAAGCAGAATCTGTTTCTGATATGTTATTTACCACAGCCAAGCTTGGTAAAACTACAATGGGAGAACTTGGAAAGAGTATTGCTCAAGCTGCTCCCATTGCCTCGTCCTTCGGTATTGATATTGAAGACGTGCTAGCAGCTGTCGTATCAATAACCAAACAAGGTGTTCCAACAGCCGAAGCGATGACTAAAATACGTGCGGCAATTATGGGAACGGCTAACCATTTAGGTGATGCAGCCTTTTCCGGACGTTCTTTCCAGGAAGCATTACAGCTGATCTATAACGAAGCAAACGGAAGTACTACAAAAATGAAAGAATTATTGGGTACCGACGAAGCTTTACAGGCTGCACTAATGATAACCGGACAAAATGCAGTAGGTGCTGCGTCCGATCTGGAACAAATGAAAAATGCAACAGGTGCCGCAGAAGCTGCTTTTATAGAAATGTCCTCATCAGCCGAGAATCAAATGAAGCTTCTTGGTAATAATATAACAGCTGCCCTTCGCCCGTTAGGAAAAGAAATCTTAAAGGAAATATCCAGTGCAGCGCAATCTATGAATGAAGCCTTTGCTGACGGAAGCGCTCAAGAAGCATTGAAAGAAATAGGAGCATTAATAGTTGTTGTTACGACTGCCCTTGCAGGATACAAAGGCAGTATTCTTGCTGTAAGTACTGCTAAGCAAGTATATGCAACGGTAACAGCAATTGTAAATCGACAGCGTGCTATTGAGGCCGCTGATTTAGTCCTAAAGAAAGGCTTTTACGCTATTGAGGCAACAATGATTGCAAAGAATACATCTTCTCGTATCTTATTGACAAAAGCCCTCAAAGCTCAAACTATTGCACAACTAAAAAATGCTGCTGCAATGTTAACTAATCCTTATGTATTAGCAGCTGCCGCATTTGCAGGGCTTGGGTATGCAATTTACAAATGTGCTACAGCAGAATCTGTCTCCGAAAGAGCTATAAGAAAGCATAATGCTGCTATGGAGACTCAAAAAAAACATTTTGATGAATTGAAAAATAAGGCAGAAAGTCTTGTCAATATTATAAGAGATGAAACATCCAGTCAATTTGATAAATTAAGTGCATACAAACAACTTCAATCTATAATGCCAAATGTTTTAAAAAATCTTGATTTAGAGAAGATTAAAACAATGGAACTCCATGATATTTTAAAACTACTCAACAAAGATAAAAATGAGCAATATGTAATGGGGATTAAGGTTAGAGCTGTTATGAAGCAAGAAGAACTTGATGCAGCTACCGCTGAATGGCAAAAGGCTATCGATGAAGCTGAAAAAAATAGAAAAGATGGTATTGAAGATCCAGGATTAAGTATAAGAATTGGACGATTAGCCAAAAAGAAGAATGAAGCTGCAGAGTCTGCCCGTCTTGCAAAAGAAGAAGTAGAGAAAATAAATGAAATTCAGAAGAAAGCAAAGGAAGAACAAAAGAAAGAAGAAGAAAAAGCTGCCATTCAAAATAAAGCCTTTTGGACAAAACAAAAAGAAGATGCTACTAAAGCATTGGAATCAATCGCTTCAGCACAAAAGAAGCAAATGGATGCCGGAAAGTTCAAAGGGATAGATTCTGCTGTGGTAAAGTCTTATAAAGAAAATGTCAAGAAGCTAAAGGAGGCTGAAAAAGAATTAAAAGTCTATGATTCATCTTCCAAGAAGGATGACCAAGCGAAAAAGCTACGTGAAGAACAGGAGAAATATAAACTCCTGCTAGATAAGCAGAATAGAGAGCAACAGCGTATGAAAGAAGACTCTGCAAACCAACTAGAGCAGCTTGAAATAAATAAGCTTAAAGAGAGCAGTGAAAAGGTTCTAAAACAAAGGGAACTCAATCATAAACTAGAATTACAGGCTATCGATCGCGAAGCTGAAGACAAAAAGTTAAAAGTGATTGAAGATGCTCGTTCCGCCTTTGATGCTAATCCTGACAATAAAGATAAAATCTTCAATGCATCAGTATATGTCAAGTCAGAGCCAGTAAAGAAACAGTTTGATGCATTTGATAAAGTTGCTAATGAAAAAAAGGAAACTACAGATTTAAAGTACAATCGTGGGGATGATTTAGCTGATTTGCTGAATCAGTATCAAGACTATACGGACCAACGCCTTGCTATTGAACGAAAGTTCAATGAAGATATTGCTACCCTGCAGGAACAACGAAAACAAGCAGTAAAGAATGGAGATACAGATCAAGTAGAACAGATTGATCGTTCCATAGCCCAGGCGACAAAAAACAAGGGAATGGAATTGATGGGCCTGGATTACGATAAGTTGAAAGAGTCTCCGGAGTATGTTCGTGCATTTGAAAATCTGAAAGAAACGTCTTCTGAAACTCTTAATTCTCTGCTTACTCAATTAGAGAATGCAAAGAGTACGGCTGCCAAAGTTCTTTCTCCGGACCAGCTCCGCGAATATACTAGTACTATTCAATCAATTATGGATGAATTGGATTCACGTAACCCGTTTCAATCATTATCTGACAAGAAGAAAGAACTAGCAGAAGCAGAGGAAGAGTTAGCTAATGCGCAAATTGAATTAGAAAATGCTAAACAGACTCAAGAAGCTGTAAAAGGTGGTGCTAAGATTGAAAATGGTGTCAAGTCCTCTAAATTCAACGAAAAGACTGGTAAAATTGATTCCACAAAAGCTTATCTGACCGAGGCACAGGCTTTGGATAAAGTAAAAGAAAAGACTTCGAGATACAATGAGGCGAAAGATAAGGTGGTACAGAAGGATGTTAAGGTAAAGAAAGCAGAGAAAGATGTAAAAGCACAGTTAGATGAATTATCAGACGCATTAACTGATGTTGGAAAATCAATCGGTGGACCGGCTGGTGAAATTATCTCATTGATTGGTGAAATAGGGACCTTTGCATTGACTGCTATGAGTGGTGTTGAAATGGCAGCAGATACATCGGCTAACGCTATCAGTACAGTTGAGAAGGCATCTGTTATTCTTGCTGTTATTAGTGCCGTTATACAGGTAGCAACAAAGATTTTCAGTATGTTCACTAAGGACGATACGACAGAAAAATACGAGAAAGCGAAAGAAACGTATGAATCCTATATTAATATTCTTGATCGGATAATTGAGAAACAGCTGGAGTTAGCGGAGACCTTGACAGGAGATACCGCAAACGCTGTTTATGAAGCTGCTATTGCCAATATCAAAGAACAAAGCGCAAATGCCCGAGTACTGGGGCAACAATACTTAAATTCTGGTGCTTCTGGAAAGTCACACTCAAAGGGTTATGATGAAGTAGATGATATGTCCGGTGAAGGTTGGAAACAAGCTGCAGAGGCATTAGGCATGTCCGTAAAGGAATTTAAAAAGAAAATGGGTGGTCGTATGACTGGATTATTTGATTTGACCGATGAGCAACTTGCGGAACTTCAGGAACATGCCGGTATCTTCTGGTCTCAACTTGATTCAGACACGCAGAAATTTGCAGATCAAATCGCAAATGGTGTCGGACAGGTAGCGGAGGTGCTGGAACAGCAAATAGCTGATACCACGCTTCTTGATTACAGCTCTCTTCGTTCAGACTTTCAGGACTTGCTTAATGATATGGACGCCGATTCTGCTGACTTCGCTGATAACTTCGAGGAATATATGAAGAATGCCATCGTAAATTCTATGCTTAAAGAAGAATTCATGGACAGCTTAATGGCTTGGAGAGAAAAACTTAACAATGCTATGGATGACGGTGTGACTGAAGATGAGTATAATGCACTGAAGGCAGAAGGGCAACAGCTCTCTAATGAAATGAAAGCAAAACGAGATGCAATGGCAGAAATGTTCGGCTGGAATGATAACGACGATGAGCGTGAGGCATCAAAGAAAGGATTTGCTTCAATGTCGCAAGATTCAGCCAACAAACTAGATGGAAGCTTTGCTGTAATGACTTCGCATACTTATTCTATAAATGAGGAAGTTAAGAGTATTAATTCAGGAACAGAGAAAATAGCAGAGAAACTGTCATATCTAATAAATATGGATAAGAATATGGCTGAAATGCTTCGGGGTAATGATACTATTGTTTCCCATTTATCGGATATCTCCAATTACACATCTAACCTTGTGGAAATAAGAGAGTTCATGTACGCTGTAAAGCTGGGAATAGACACGTTAAACACTAAAGGTATAACACTTAAGCGATGAAAGGGCAATTACTAATAGACAGAATAGATGCTTATATCAGTTTGGGTATATGTATTACAAAGGGAAGTTATAATAACCTGGTAGCATTTCCAACCATGAAGGAACCGGACAAGAATGATTGGCCGGAAGAAGACGGACAGGAATTTGATCTTTCTAGTCCTACATTGGATACGGCTGAAGTAAGCATTGAGTTTGCATATATAGGCAGTTTGGGTATTGGTGGACTGATTGATATACTTTCTGACTTGAGTTATCATGAATTTTACTTTCCCTTAATCGGCAGGAGTTATAAGTTACGTCTGTCTTCCCAAAGCAGCTATGTTATTAATCCGGGCCTTGAAGTTGCTAAATTTATTTTTAGTAACGACTTCCCCCGAGAAGTCGATTACGAATACCAGGAGCCCGTAAATGAGCTTCCAATGCCTAAAGGTTACGAGATTGATGACAAAGACTTATCCGATTATGGCGTAGTCGTATTGCAAGGTAGCAATGCTGAAATACTAAAGGCTCCGACGGTAAAAAAGAACCTATTACAGAATTTCAAGCGTCAAGACGGAGCAATCTACGATGGTGAAGTTGTGAAATTCCAAACCAAAGAAGTATCTCTCAAATGCCTGATGCGGGCCGGGACGGTTGAATTGTTCTGGCGTAATCACGATGCCCTACTCCATGATTTAACACGGCTATCTGCTAAAGTCGATGATGAAGGATATGAGTATTCCGACGCGGAACGTATATTTTATTGTGATGAATGGAGTGAAAGCTATCCCTGCTATTATAAAAGTTGTCAGACGAATGATTTCATGCTAAATAACGGTGTATGGTGGGAATTTACCTTGAAACTCGTATTTACCAGCTTTCGGATCGGAGAAACGGAGTTCTTGCTTTCATCCGAAGCGGGCGAATTTATCATAACAGAGGACGGAGAGTTTTATATAGATTTAAATTGATTTGCTATGCCATTAAAGAAGAAAAAAATATCAGAACTGAACGAAGCCAGCGACATGAAAGGCTTCTTCACTATCGGCTACCGAGTAATCAACGGAGTTAAGACTAGCCTTAAATTTGGTTTAGAGAAGATTCAGACTGCCTTGGATAATATGCTCAAGGCTACGAGTGATGCACAAACAGCAACTACCGATATGAGGCAGTTAGAAGCCACAGTTGAAGAGAATGAATCGACTCGTGAAACTGCTGAATCCCGTCGTAATGCTTCCGAACAATCCAGGCAGACAGCCGAAACGAATCGTTCTCGTGAAGAGCAAGCCCGGGAAGTTGCTGAATCAGTACGTATCACTAATGAAAATGCACGTAAAACCGCTGAAAGTGGACGCTCTACTGCTGAAACTGCACGGGACAATGCAGAAAAGAAACGTGTAACTGACGAAGGTACACGAGAATCTAACGAGCAGGTTAGAAAGAATGCTGAAACAGCGAGAGGCAATGCCGAATCCGAACGTGTGACTAATGAGAATGCACGCAAATCTGCCGAAACTTCCCGTGTGTCCGAAGAAGATAAAAGAAAGACTTCCGAAACAGAACGTGTTACGGCTGAAACCGGACGTTCCTCTGCTGAAAATATCAGAAAGCAAAATGAAGATGCGCGTAAGACAGAAGAAGCGGCCCGCGTAACTGCTGAAGATAAACGGGTAATTGCTGAATCCGGACGTGTTGATACAGAAGCTGAACGTGTCTCGGATGAACAAACACGTAAAAGTAATGAAGATGCACGCAAGACCGCTGAAACAGGTCGTTCTTCTGCTGAATCGGAACGTGTGAAGGAAGAAGACAAACGAAAAACTGCGGAGAGTGGTCGTTCTTCCGCTGAATCTACCCGTGTTTCTGCCGAGGATAAGCGGAAAGCAGATGAAGCGACAAGGGAAACGAATGAAACCTCACGTGTGGCTGCCGAATCTGACCGTGTTACCGTCGAATCTGAACGTGTATCTGCCGAAACTGCCCGCAAGTCAGCGGAGACAGACCGGGTGTCAGAAGAAAGTAAGAGAAAGACTGCTGAAACTTCCCGGGCTACGGCTGAAACTTCCCGGGCATTCGAAGAAGACAAGAGAAAGCAGAATGAAGATGTGCGTAAAACTGCGGAAGGTACTCGCGGATCAAATGAGGCTAAGCGTGTAAACGCTGAAACGGAGCGCGTCGAAGCAGAGTCTCAACGTAAGTCAGAGTATGCCGGTATTGTGCAGGAAATGACACAGGCAACAGAAGAAGCCACGGCAGAGCTTGAAGCCGTTAAGAAAGCTACTAACGATGCAAATGCCGCTAAAAATGCGTCTGTTGAGCAGACAGCCCTTGCTAAGAAAGCCACGGATGCGGCTAATACTGCGGCTGGTAGTGTTAATGAAGCCAAAGAAGGAGCTAAGATTGCAGCGGCAGGCGCCAATGCCGCTAAAGCTGAATCGGAAGCTCAAACTGCCTTGGCAAAGAAAGCGACAGATGATGCAAATATGGCCAAAGATGCATCTGTTATACAAACAGGGTTAGCAAAGAAAGCCACGGACGATGCGAACGCTGCTGCATTGGCGGCTAACAATGCGGTTTCAGGAGTTGACGCAAAAGTGAAAGCTGCTGTCGATGCACTTGTTGCCGGTGCCCCGGATGCTCTCGATACACTTATTGAGTTAGCGAACGCACTTAACAATGATCCTAACTTTGCCACGACGATGGCAACAGAGCTGGGAAAGAAACTTAATATTTCTGATATTGTTAATAATCTGACAAGTGGAGGGACTAATAAAGTGCTTTCTGCCGAACAGGGAAAAGCTTTGAAAGCTGCTCTGGACTCACATAATCATGATAGTAGATATGAACTGATTATCACTAAACTTACCGCTTTTAATAAAGATTTTGGTACCACTGCCGGAACAGTATGCCAGGGAAATGATTCACGGTTGAGTGATGTCCGCACTCCCAAGGCTCATACGCATAAGAAAGCGGATATCAGTGACTTTCCTACCACAATGCCTGCAAGCGATGTACCAGCATGGGCGAAAGCAGCTTCTAAGCCAGCCTATACAGCAAGCGAAGTAGGTGCATCTCCATCTAATCACAATCATGCAGGTACTTATGAACCTGCATTTACCAAGAATTCGGCCTTTAATAAGAATTTTGGTAGTGCGGAAGGAACCGTATGCGAGGGTGATGATTCACGGTTAAGTGATGCCCGTACACCGAAAGCGCATACTCACAAAAAGTCTGAAATCAGTGATTTCCCCTCCTCTATGCCTGCGAGCGATGTACCTGCATGGGCGAAGGCGGCAAATAAACCATCCTATACAGCTTCCGAAGTCGGTGCTTCTCCGTCGAATCATACTCATGCCGGAGTGTATCAGCCAGCAGGTAGTTATGCAGCGAGTTCGCATACACATGGAGCAACGGATATTACTCCGGATAGTACTCATCGCTTTGTTACCGATACAGAAAAAGAGACCTGGAACAGTAAGGCTGCGGGAAACCATAATCATGATTCTACGTATCAACCAAAAGGGAATTATGCAGCTTTATCACATAAGCATTCGGCATCTGACATCACGGATGATATTACACATAGATTTGTCACAGATTCGGAAAAAGATGCTTGGAATAGTAAAGCGGCAGGAAATCACAACCACGATTCAGTATACCAACCCAAGGGGAATTATGCTGCAAGTTCTCATAAACATACAGCGACGGACGTTGAAGAAGATTCGACTCATCGTTTTATGACGGATGCAGAACGTACAAAACTTAGTGGAATAGCCTCCGGAGCTAATAATTACTCTCATCCGGCTTCTCATCCAGCATCAATGATTGAAGAAAGTACTACAAGAAAATTCATGACGGATGCGGAGAAAACTTTACTAAGTTCTCTCGGGACTAATGCTATACAATTAGAATCACAAAATCTATGGAATGAAAAAGCACAAAATGGATATGTAAAATATTCAAATGGGCTATTGATACAATGGGGAAAAAAGACTTCAGGAGGAAGTTATCAAGGAACTATTTATTTCCCAGTTTCATTCTACAACTCCTATTATTCATTATGTATAGGTCCTGCAAAAGGAAATGTAGTAGATAATTCGAGTTGGATTGCAAATTATACAGCCAACAAAGTAGGTAGTTTTAATTATATAAATACTTATTCTATGGGTAGTTCAAATAACACATCTTCTGCAGAATTTAGTTGGTTTGCAATAGGTAGATGGAAACTTTAAAAATAAGAATTATGAAGTATTGGAAACAAGGATTCTATGACGAACCGGTAGACGGTTCAGTAGAAATAACAGAAGAGTATTATCAAGAGTTATTAGCAGGGCAATCAGCCGGGTTGATTATAGTTGAAAGCAAGAATTGCTACCCAATATTGGTAGAATATGAGTACGACATCGAAGAAGTGCGAAAAATGAAAATATCTGAAATACAGATATTTGACAAATCGACCGATGTCAATTCTTTTAAAATTGAAGGGGAAAGTATGTGGTTAGATAAATCCACACGTGTTGGATTATTTAACTCAATTTCGATTGAGAAAAATGCTGGTAAATCAGATACCGTGTTGTGGTATGATGCTATAAAGTATATCATTCCAATTTCTGACGCTTTATCAATGCTGAATGAGATTGAAATGTATGCATTGAACTGCTACAATGTAACACAATCGCACATCGCAGCAGTCAAATCATTGCAGACAATTGAGGAAATTGAAAACTATGATTATACGGTCGGTTATCCGGTGAAACTTAGCTTTCCCGGGTAACCAGTCTTGAAATTGTATGCTTCAATTTCTTCTTTTGTCTCTAGCTGTTGAATAGCTTTCGTATGCCTTTGTGTCGTATCATAGCTCGCAAGGGCATACAATTCTAGCTGTTGTAATATGTCAATAGCTCTTTCGATTGATAAGACAAACTTTGTATCACCAATCCAGATACTTGTTTCAGATCGTCCGGCTTCTTTCTCAATATTGATTGAGTTCATAAGCCCGACGCGTGTAGACTTGTTTAGCCATCCCAATACTCCGTTTATACTGAACTGATTCACTGCTTCAGATGAATCGAACAATCGTAATTCATCAAGTTTTTGCGCTCTGATTTCTTCTATAGAAGCTTCATGCACAACTAAGATCGGACATCCTTTCTTACTTTCAGCTATGAGTAACCCTGCCGATTGACCCGCTAATAGTTGATTGTAATATTCATCCGTAATTTCTACCGAACCTTCTTGGTATTCGTCGTAGAATCCATTTTTCCAATACTTCATAATATTTGTTTTTTAGTTATTTCCAACGCCCGATCGCAAACCATGTAAAATTCCAGCCAGTCCAAACGATAGCCGGAGTTGAATTTATTCCGCGAGTGAGAACTTTACAATATGATGTATATTTACCATTAAGGTCATACCCCGGAGCATATATAAAAGATTCACTTGTATTATTTACTGCTCCAGTGAAATAAATGTTATAATCAGTATTATAGAAAGTGGTAGGAAAATATAGACTAATTGCTCCCCCCGTTGCTCCTGCTCTTGTTCCCCATTGCATTAATAAGCCATTACTATACTTGATATATCCATTTTGTCCTAAACTTTGACCAGACGATTGAATCGCATTAGTTCCGAGAGAACTTTGCGCAAAAATGATTATAAAAAAGACTACCAATTTTCTACTAAAGTTATACATTCTTATTTCAATGTTATAATTTATTTCATAATTTCCAACGCCCAATAGCAAACCAATCAAAAGTTTCTTGTGATAATCCAGTACTCCCTCCAGAGGAGTAATTTCTATTAATACAAAATCGGCTAGCTGTTTTAGTTGAATCATCAATAGGTGATGCGGAATAAACACCACTGTCAGATGAAGGCTTGTAAACTGTTGCAAATATCTTATAACTTTTATCAAAAAATGATGTAGACATAGTTATGGTGTAGCTAACAACTGAAGAACCTGAAACTTTTCCCCATTGGATTAACAGTCCATTTGGAAACTTACAGTAACCATTCTGTCCGAGGTCCTGTGTCGTAACATTGGAAAAATCTTTTAACGCACAATTTGTCCCGAGAGAACTTAGGTGAATTAAACTACATTTTGAGTGATTTCTTTTAAATATTTTTCATTTTGATTTATTTCGTGACAATGCCGTTGATGTTGTGTGTAATATATTATTTTATCAATGATTCGTCTATCATTTCCTTACTTTTATGCCTATTATTCAATACATTTCTATTTGACATTTATATTTTAGGATATAATTCTATGGACATGGTAACTTTATATAATGATGATAAGGAAATAAAAATCGAAGTAAAAGATGAAAGCTACTCTTATGAAGCTATCATGGGAGAAGATACACTCACTTTGTATTTTTTTCATCCGGGATATATTGAAATTCCGGTTGGCTCCTGGTGTGACTTCTACGGGAAGCGTTATTCTTTGAAGAGGGATATCAATTTCAAGAAGAACGGTGAACGTAACTTCGAATATACTCTGATTCTGGAAACTGGGGAGGCTGATGCTATGCTGTGGAAAGTACGTCATACCGTTGACAGAAGTATTAAATTCTCATATACAGCCAAGCCACATGAACACCTATGTCTACTCGTTGAAAACCTGAACCGTCGGAGTACCGGTTGGAAAGTCGGTGATTGCATTGAAGGAACGGAAAAAGTAATCAACTACAATCACACCTATATTCTTGATGCTTTCAATCAACTTGCAGAACTATATGAAACAGAATGGCAGATCATTGAAGAAACGGTTGAAGGAAAACAAATTAAGACTATCCATCTGCGTAAAGTTGAGTATAACAAGGATAATCCTTTGAAGTTGTCTTACGGGAAAGGCCATGGGTTCAAAGTTGGCGTAGGTCGGGAATCTGGCAACATTCCTCCTGAAATAATCCTCGTGGAGACCACGGACCGCAATATTGACTATTCTACGTACAGAGCAAAGAATCTATTGCTGCCTAAATCTAAAACTCTAGTATATGAAGGGCGTACCTATAAAACAGATGCGGACGGCTCCTGTGTTATGCGTGCGGATAAAGAGCTTACTACCGCTAAGGAAGATAGCTTGGATTGTACAGAGATTTATCCTTCGCGTGTCGGTACCGTCAGTGCTGTTCTTGAAGTCAATAAGGAGAATAATTTCTATGATTTTGTAGACGAAGATATCCCCCAAGAGTTGAATTTTGAAGATTGTCTCATAGCAGGTGAAAACATGACTGTTATCTTCCAAACCGGTATGCTCACCGGGAAAGAGTTCGAGGTGAAGTATATTCATGAGGAAAAGGATAAGAAAACGGGACGTCGCTTTGAAATTGTCCCGCAGGAAATCGACGGCATTACTATGCCTGAACCGGAAGTCTGGCGGCCTAAAGCTGGTGATACATACGCAGTGTTCGGAATTCAGTTACCGAATGCTTATATCTGCAACGATACAACGCAGACCGGTGCCAGCTGGGAAGTATTCAAAGAAGCTGCCAAATATCTGTACGAGCATGAAGATAAGAAGTTCACATTTACCGGCACGCTCGATGGAATTTGGGCTAAAAAGCGCTGGTTGCAAATTGGGGGTAAAATAGTACTCGGAGGGTATGTGGACTTCTATGATACACAGTTCCATCCGGAAGGTTCGTTAATCAGGATGATCGGAATCAAGCGCTATGTTAATAATCCGTATTCACCCGAAATTGAACTTTCAAACGAGCCGGTTGGTACATCTGTCTCAAGTGATATGAATAAGATTGAGACAAACGAAGTGACGGTAGATAGCAAGCATAAGGATGCATTGCAATTCACCAAGAGACGGTTCCGGGACGCAAAGGAAACGATGTCGATGCTGGAAGATGCATTGTTGAATTTCTCTGGATCTGTCAATCCGATAACTGTTTCAACTATGCAACTGCTTGTAGGTGATGAAAGTTTGCAGTTCCGGTTTGTGAACTCAAAAACGAATCCGGCACAGATATCTCACAATATTACTTATAATGCCAACACAAGAATTCTGAATGCTCCGGCAGGTATTCTCCAACACATGACGCTAGGAATTAGTGCTCTTTCATCTTCCCACAAGCCCAATGAATATAAGTATTGGGATATGGCTAATTATGATTCTCCGGTACTCATTGACCCTGCAAAGAAGTTTTATCTATATGTTAAATGTAGCAATGAGAATCAAACCGGTACGTTTCTTCTAAGCGAAACGGCTATTAAGATGGAGGGCATAGCAGGATATTATCACTTCCTAGTCGGTGTCCTCAACAGCGAGTATGAAGGTGATCGCAGTTTTGTTGAACTGTATGGATTTACGGAGATTCTGCCGGGACGGATAACTACTGAACAGATAATTTCCCCGGATGGGGAGACGTATTTCAATTTGGTAAAAGGTGAAATAGGCGGAAATATTCAAATTAAAACCGGATCGTCCGGATTGGAAAATCTGTCTGAATGGGAAGCAGCTCACAAAGAAATTGAAGATGCTGGTAAAGCAGCAGAACAGGCCAATAATGCAGTAGAAGGGCTTCATGGTTATGTAGATGGAGTATTTGCCGATGGTATTATTACGGAGGCCGAAGCGAAAGCTATTGAAAAGTATATCAATACGATTAATAATGCAAAGGCGGCGATTGAAGCTACCTATAACAAGCTATACACTAATGTGTATTTATCCGGGTCTGCCAAAACGGGTTTATTAAATGCTAAAGTTACCCTTATGGGGTGTATTTCAGACCTGATAAATGCAATTAATACAGCTATTGCAGACGGACTTACAACACCGGAAGAGAAACAAAACGTTGATGCCAATTTTGCCTATTTCAATAGTGCCTATGCTGATTTCAATACAGCCGTAGAATCTGCAAATAGAGCTATTCAGGATAAGCTAAAGGAGTTCTCGGATGCCGCTATGAAAGAAGCATTGCAAGCCTTACAAGACGCAGAAGATGCCGGCAAAGCAGCGGAACAGGCAAACAGCGCAGTTAGTGGTTTACACGACTATGTGGACGGAGCATTTGCTGACGGCATTATTACGGAAGCAGAGGCTTTAGCCATTGAGAAGTATCTAAATACAGTCAAAAATACAAGGGCAGCCGTCGAAGCTACCTATAACAAACTGTACGCAAATTCATATCTGGAAGGTGAAGCGAAAACTGGTTTGCTTAATGCTAAAATATCTCTATTTGGTGCTATTGACAATCTTATTGCAGCAATTAATGTAGCTATCTATGACGGACAGACGACCGTTGAGGAAAAGCGGAATGTAGATGATAAGTTTGCCCTGTTTAATTCTGCCTTGGCTAGTTTCAATACAGCGGTTGAAGTCGCGAATAAAGCTATTCAGGATAAATTGAAAGACTATTCAGATCAGTGCTTCGCTGAATTGAAAGTTCTCAATACTCAAATCTCCGCACAGGTGACGCGGGTCGATAGCTTAACGCAAAGGATAGATACTGCCGGATGGATTACCACAGCCGATGGAAATAAAATTTATGCTTCTAAAGAGCTGGAAAATGGCAATACGCTTATATCTTATATCAACCAGGCGGCAGGTGAAACGACTATTCACTCATCTAAAATTAACCTACAAGGTGTCGTAACAATTTCATCACTAAATAGCGAACTGCAAGCAACTATTAATGGTAAAGCAGATAGCGATAAGCTGGGTGCTTTGGCTGAATTAAATTCAGTTGGTATCGAGCATTTAGGCAGTACAATCATTGATGGTGATACGTTGAATACTGGTCTAATTAAAGTTAGACATCTTGACGCAGATTCCGGGTTCATAGGTGGTTTTACTATCGAAAATGGACGTCTCGTTTGGACGCGTTCAGATTATTTCGGAGGGACATCAAGAAGTTTAAAGCTTGGTTCAGGAACTGCAAAGGAAGGCGTTGTTAATGTGACTTTTAATGCTGCAACTGATGGTAAATTTGGAGTTTGTGCAGTAGGAGCAACAGCTGGAGGAAGTGCGGCCATCTATGGTTCTTCTAAATCAAATCCTACATATCCGAGCAATTACATTTATGCAGGTTTCTTTGATGGTAATGTGAATGTATTGGGTGATGTTTCTGCGAATGGATTTTACCCTCGTGATGGGAATGGAAATACTATGGACGTAGTATCAGATATATGGGTATATGGTTTAAAAGACAGCAATACTTTTGGATATAGAGCACATATCGTGAAGGGGATTATTGTAGAATTAAAAAATACATAAAGTTGCAATGAAAGTAAATTTAAACAGAAACTTGCTTGACTTTAGAGGTCGGGAGTTTATTGAATTAGTGAATGGGAAAGAAAGTAAGAAATCTGTCCGTGATTTGGTTGCAGAGGCATTATTTGCAGCTGGTTCTAATCCACAGAAGAATATGGAAACTTCCAAGAAGTTACGAGCATACAAAATGCTACAACAGATTATTAGCAACCGTGGAGTACTTAATATTGAGACAGAAGATGCTGCTCTTTTAAAAGAGATTTGTGGAGAATATCTCACTGCAGGTACATACGGACAAATTTATGATTTAATAGAAGGAGGAAACAAAGAATGAACATTACAGCAACTAACAGCACCGCTTCAACTAAGGTTACGGACGCTATCAGGATTAAGTACAGAATGTCAACCCGTGGTACCGAAGCGGTGAAAGATATTACTGCCGAGATTGTCAAAGATGAAACGACTGTCGGCTTCTTCAATATTTCGCGAAATGGAGTAACTGGATTCTCGCTACATGAGGCTCATGGGCTAACCTTTGGCGAAGTGAAACAAGTATTTCAGACAGCTATTGATGATTGTAGCGAAGTCTTTAAATAAAGTATTAATATTTTAGATATATGGTTATGGATTATTTCAAAAACTTACTTATTGGATTGATTACCGGTATAGCTGCTTATCTCAATCCTATCTCTGGGGAGATCAAAAGTCTTATTGCTGTATTTGCCCTCAATTTCATTTGTGGACTGCTTACTGCACTCCTTATCAATCATGAGAGTTTTTCTTTTAAAAAGGCTTGGAGGTGTATCGTAGAAGCAACTATTTTCTTTGCCTTGGTTAGCTGTATCTACTTTATAGGTGAACACAAGGGAAATCCGGAAGGTGCTCTACAATGTGTCTCATTTATTACGTATAGTGTTTTCTATTTCTACGGGGTGAATATTCTTCGAAACATAAAAGAGATTTTACCCAACTCTAGTAATGGTTACAAGGTAGTAGCTTTCTTGCACTATGTATTAAGTGTTGAGTTTATAAAGAACATCCCCTATTTAACGAACTATTTACAAAAAGGAGACGCAAAATGAAAACTATTGATGCAATTATCATCCATTGTTCGGCCACGCGTGCCGGGCAGGATTTACGTGCAAAGGACATTGACCGGATGCACAAGCAAAGAGGTTTTAGTCAGATCGGTTATAACTTCGTCATTGACCTGGACGGAATGATAGAGAACGGTCGCCCGCTTTCCATCGACGGGGCACATTGCAATACGAAAGGTTTTAGCGAATCTTCGTATAATAAGCACAGCATTGGTATCTGTTATATCGGTGGATTGGATGCAGATGGAAAGCCTGCTGATACTCGTACTCCCGCTCAAAGGACAGCACTACGCGAATTGGTCGCGAAGCTCTGTAAGGAATACCCTATAATTGAAGTACTCGGACACCGTGATACTTCTCTGGATCTGGACGGCAGCGGAGAGGTAGAGCCAAAAGAATATATTAAGGCGTGCCCCTGCTTCGATGTCAGGAGTGAATTTTCTAATTTTCTTCGTAATACAGTGATCCGACCATGAAAGCGCTAATCTATATAACCATATTCCTGATGTCGGGAACATGGTTTACTTCCTGCAAGACTTCCCGGAATATGGAAACTCAAAAGCAGGTAGACTATTCCAGTGAATTGAGTCGTATTCAAAGTATAATTGAGTCATTGAGGGCTGATGCAAGTAAGCAAACGAAGATTACTACTGACAAGTTGAGTGATCTGAAAATTGAGAATAAAACAGTTTATTTGTCACTTCCGGATTCGACAGGAAAACAGTATCCAGTCAAAGAAAGTACTACCACCGCTTCCAAACAGGAGCAAGAACGGACCAAAGTCTATGAAACATTATCTATTACTTTGCAGCAATTTTCTAATCGATTGGATACGATAAGTAACAAGATGAATGCCTTACTAAATCAAAGAGAGAAGGTTATTGAACTGTCATGGTGGGACTTGCATAAAGATAAGGTTTACGTAGGTATTATAGTTTTAATAATAATTGGGGTGATAGTGAATAAGGTAAGGAATAAGTAGTACCTTTGTCGTGGAATCCCATAATTCCAAATCCGCGACGGCGGAATTTTGCCCTGACTGAATAGTCAGGGCTTTTTATTTTTTGAAGTAAATATTTTACAAAAAGAATATTTATCCATATATTTGTTCAATGCACTTAAAATAGTAAATAATGAATAGCTTAGAAGATTATAAAACAGTTTTAATAATAGGAAATGGATTTGATAAAAATATTGGTATGCCTACTTCTTATAAAGAGTTTATGGGAAGTGAAGAATTTAAAGATTTAATTACAAAAGATAATAGTGTCCTAGCCAAATATTTGGACTATAAAAAATCACACGATGGAACAAACTGGATAGATTTAGAAAAAGAATTAGGCAATTATGCTAAAATCCTAAATAATGGAGCTAAAATAATTAATGTAATCCCCCCAGAAATAAGAGGAGACATGAATTATAGTGAAATCCAAAGTGCATTTAGACGGGACTTTGATTTTCTATGTTGGGCATTAAAAAACTATTTGAAAGAAGTTGAGAATATCAAATATCCTAATGAGAAAGCAGCTAACTCTGTTGCATACAAACTCATCAAAGATATAATAAGAGAAAGAAAGCCATATTATGTTGTCAATTTCAACTACACGAATTTTGTTAAAAAGACTATTATGTTCGAATCGTCTGGCTATTCTACAAAGAATGAAATTCTACAAATACATGGTTCATTGAAAAAAGATATTGTTTTTGGAGTACAAGATAATTTTGAGCTAGAACGGCAACATGTCTTTTTATATAAATCTCACAATAAATGTCAAAAAGTAAGAGGATTACCTCAAATTTTAGAGAATGCAGATAAAATTATATTTTTTGGTTATTCATTAGGAGAAACAGATCATTCCTATTTTGATGATTTTTTTAAAAATCAAACGAAAAAGGATTGCCGTAGTAAAAGTTTTGTTTTTCACCATTATGGACAAGATGCATATGATGACATTATTTGGCAATTGAAAGTGCTTACAAATAATCGAACATCCTATTTAAATCAATATAATGATATACGGTTTGAAGATAGCAGTAAGACACCAAAATAG